CCCGCGCAGACCGCAAGCGTGCCACCACGCTGTCTGGGTCTGATGAGGCACTGGAGATCAGCACCTACATGCTGTGCCAGATTGCTGAACTGGAGAATGGCACCAAGGCATTTGCACCGGCCGATGCGGCCAAGCTGCAACGCGAACTGCCTGAGCGCGTGCTAAACGAGCTGGAGCTGTTCCTGTTCGGCCTAGGCGATGATGCCGGACTTGAGGAAGCAAAAAAAGACTAGGCCAGGATAGCTGGCTCTTTTTTGAGTTCTTCCTGGCCACTGAGCTTGGCATGACGGTCAGCCGGTTACGGACTGAGCTGACCGATGCCGAGTTCATCCATTTTGCAGCGTTCTACGAAATCAAAGGCGAACGTGAGAAGGAGGCGATGGATAAAGCCCGGCGGCGATAGAATGCCCATATGGCAGTCTCCAACGTTGAGCTAAGGGTTGACGCACGCAATGCGATCGCCGCGTTGCAGCGTGTTAACAGCGCATCGGCTCAGGCTGAGGCCGCCACTCAAAAGTTAAAGTCTGCCTTTGCAACTGCCGGGCAGGTCCAGTCCGTTTTTGGCGCAAAAGTAGCCAATACAGAATCAGCAATACGCAAACAGATCGCAGCTTTGCAGGATGTGCAAAGTCGGGTTCAGCTTGGCGGCGCTCTTTATCAAAAGGCCGCAAAGCAGATTGAGGAATACGAAGCTCGATTGCGGGGTGCTAGTCGAGCGACATCAGATGCCGCTACGGCATTGACTGGGTTGGCTGCTGGAGCAGCGGCTTTCAATGCGCAGCGTATCGCCACGGCGTTTATTGCCGCCGCCAACGCTGCCGATGGCGCCGAACGACGCATTAAGCTGGTTAGCCAAGGATTTGACGATTACAGGCTTGTTTTGCAAGTAGCCGAAGGCGCGGCCAAGCGGTTTGGCCTATCGCAGATTCAGGCGTCAACGGCTATTGCAGATGTTTATACAAGGTTGCGCCCGGTAGGTTTTCAGCTCAATGAAATCAACGCGATTTATGAAGGTTTCAATACGGCAGTGAAGCTAAGCGGCGTAAGTGCTGAAGCTGCAAATGCTGCATTTTTGCAACTGTCGCAGGGTCTTGGTAGCGGCACCTTGCAGGGCGACGAGCTGAGATCAGTCCTTGAGCAAATGCCAGCTATTGCCCAGGCAATCGCCAAGGAGATGGATATTAATGTTGGCAGCATTAAGAAGTTTGGCTCGGAAGGAAAAATTACCGCTGAGGTTATTGTTAGGGCGCTTGACCGCGTCCGCACCGAAGGCGCCGGCAAACTAGCGCAAGCACTGGATACCCCTCAGCAAAGAATCATTGATCTTCAGAATGCTTTTGAAGATTTAAAGGTTGAGGTAGGTGGCGCGGTGGCGCCTATTGTGATTGCCTCAATCAAAGAGATCACAAAAGCAATTCAAGAAGCCACCAAGTTCACCGTGGACCTTAAGGCTGGTTTCATGGTGATGGGTGATGCGTTTGGTGGCATCAACCTAGGCATCGGATCAATGAACGAGGGATTGTTAGGTACGATTATGCGACTAAATGAAATTGGCAGAAATAAAGGCTTAATAGCGCTGCTCGATATAATGACGCTTGGCGGCGCATCAACACTGGGCGGCATTGCCAGGCTTGGCAAGAAGCGCCGCGCAGGCGAAGGTTATGCGGCACCAGCCGGACCAGAAATGCCAATTCGGCTGTCAATGCAAGGCAGGACATTTGGCGGCGGTGGCGGCGGCAAAGGTGCAGGAAATAAAGCCGCCAAAGACGCCGAACGCGCTGCAAAGGCTGCTGCTGAAGAGCGTGCTCGCATTGCCGAAACTGTCCGTGAGCGGCTTGCGGAAGGGCAATTAATTCAGCTTAAATCAACTATTCAAGACAAAATTGCCGCTGCTGAAGCCGCAGGAGATCAGCAGCTTGTCACGCGACTTAAAGGACAGGAGAGATTGCTAGATATTGAGTTTAGGTACGCGCAAGAGCTGGCGCAAACACGAGACATTAAATTGCAAGAAGCAATTATTTATAAAGGAATCAGCGATCAAATTGCTAATCAAAATCAGACACAGCGGGAGCTAAACGAGCAGCAGAATGAAAGCGCAAGGAATCAGATCACAGCGCTTGAAAATCAAATCAACCTGCAGGCTGAACTAACCGAAGGTCAGAAGCAGCAAAAGGCTATTGCTGATAGCCTTGCCACCACCATTGGCGAGGGGTTGGCGTCATCTTTTAACGCATTGATCCAAGGCAGCGAGGACTTTGGCACCAGCTTGCGCCGGATTGCTTCTGGGGTGCTGATCGACATTGCCAATCAACTGCTGAGGGTGTTCGTCATCCAAAAGGCGATCAACGCCCTTAGCGGTTTGTTTGGCGGTGGTGGCGCAGGTGGACTGTCTTACTCGGGCGTCACCGGCAGCGCCCTTGGTGCGTCGATGCTGTCTGGCAACTTCACGGCGACGCCATTCAGCACGATTGGCCTTGGATTCCGTGCCAATGGTGGAAGCGTCCGCGCTGGCAGTCCCTATGTCGTTGGCGAGCGCGGTCCTGAACTGTTCATGCCAGGGCGTAGCGGTGGCATTGCACGAACCGGCAGCTTTGGCGGTGCCGTTAACGTGGTGGTCAACGTGGATGCAGGCGGCACCAGCGTGGAAGGCAACGAGCCGAATGCCAACCAGCTCGGCAGGATCGTCGGTGCTGCAGTGCAGGCCGAGATCGTCAAGATGCAACGTCCCGGCGGCCTGCTTGCCTCTACCCGCTAATGGCTACCTTTCCCGCGATCACCCCAACCTATGGCGCCGAGAAGCGCAGCGCACCCAAGCGGCGTGTGGTGCAGTTTGGCGACGGCTACGAGCAGCGGCTGACCTACGGGCTGAACCAAAACCCCAAGGAGTGGTCCTTGACCTGGAACAACATCACCGAAGCCAATGCGGACACGATTGAAACCTTCCTTGATGCTCGCGCTGCTGACGCGGCTGCATTTGACTGGACCCCGCCAGATGAGGCAACCGCTTACAAGTGGATCTGTGATAGCTGGAGCAAATCCATCCCCTACACCGGCAGGGCGATAATTAACGCCACCTTCCGCCAAGTGTTTGAACCGTAATGGCCTACGCAGCCTGGCAAGCCAGCACGAGCTATGCGGTTGGCGCCATTGTCCGCGCTACGACCACGCAGGCCAGCGGGCTGGTGTTCCGCTGCACTGTGGCCGGCACCAGCGCCAGCACGCAACCGGCATGGCCGACAGACATCGGCAGCACGATCGTTGATGGCGGCGTCACATGGGCAGCGATCAGCAGCGTCTACGAAGAGCTGGCGGTCCTGGGTCCGAACGCGATCATCGAGCTGTTCGAGCTGCAGCTTGACACCACGCTGCATGGCGCCAGTACGACCTACTACTGGCACAACGGCGTGAACGCAGCCGTCACGGGCAACATCGTCTTTGCCAGCAACACCTACGTCAGGCTTCCGGTTGAGGCGACGGGCTTTGACTACACCAGCTCTGGCAGCCTGCCGCGCCCGACGCTGCGGATCAGCAACCTGTTCAGCGACATGACTACGCTGCTGCTGCTGGTCAACGCAACCACACCCGGCAACGACCTGGGCGGCGCCACGGTGCGGCGGATCCGCACGCTGAAGAAGTTCCTCGATGGCGAAGCAGCGGCCGACCCTAACGCTCGCTTCCCGACGGAGATCTGGTACGTCGATCGGAAGTCGAATGAGAACCGCGATCTGGTTGAGTTCGAGCTGGCCAGTAAGTTTGACCTGGCCGGCGTCATGCTGCCCCAACGGCAGATCATCGCCAATGTCTGCCAATGGAAGTATCGCGGCGCTGAGTGCGGTTACACCGGCAGCAACTACTGGAACGTCAACGATCAGGTTGTTGGCACGCTGGCGGCTGACGTCTGCGGCAAGCGGGTCGAGAGCTGCAAGCTGCGCTTCGGTGCAACGGCCGAGTTGCCGTTCGGCTCCTTCCCAGGTGCGGGCCTGACCCAGTGATGAAGCTGACCGACACGCTCAAGGCTGACATTCTGGCGCACGCGCAGGCCGAGGATCCCCGCGAGTGCTGCGGCCTGATCCATGTGGTCAAAGGCCGGCGCCGGTACTACCCCTGCCGCAACATCGCCGCCACACCAGACGAGCATTTCATCCTTGACCCGGCGGACTACGCAGCAGCCGAGGATCTGGGTGAGGTCGTGGCCGTGGTTCATAGTCACCCGGTGACGCAGCCAGTCCCATCAGCAGCGGATCAGATCGGCTGTAACAACAGCGGCCTGCAGTGGGTGATCGTTAACCCCAAGACCGAAGCATGGGGCAGCTGCGAACCTGCCGCGTTTGAGCTGCCATATGTCGGCCGTGAGTTCGTGTTTGGCGTGGTCGATTGCTACTCGCTGGTGCGGGACTGGTATCAGCGCGAGTGGGGCGTGATGCTGGCGGACTTCGACCGGCGTGATCGGTTCTGGGAACGGGGTGAGAACCTGTACCTCGACAGCTACCGCTCGCAGGGTTTCAGACAGGTGCCGTTTGAAGAGCTGCAGTACGGCGATGCGATCCTGATGCAACTGTTTTCAGGACTGCCCAACCACGCGGCGATCTACCTGGGCGATCAGCAGATTCTGCATCACGTTCAAGGCAGGCTCTCTAGCCGCGACGTTTATGGCGGTTACTATGTAAAAAGCACTGCTATGGTGTTGCGGCATGAAAGTCGTTAAGGTTTACGGCGCACTCCGCAAGCGACTCGGCCAGTGCCGGTTCGAGTTTGAAGTGGACACGCCCGCGCAGGCGATCAAAGCGCTGTGTGTCAACTTCCCCGGCCTGGACAAGTGGCTCATCGACTCTGAGCAGACCGGAATGGGCTTCCGCGTCACCGTCGGCAAGGAGCGCATCACACAAGAAGATGCCAGCGTGGCTGTGCTGCCATGGTCTGAGCGGGATGTGTTCAGCATTGCGCCGGTGCTGGCTGGTGCAGGGCAAGGCTTTGGGCAGATATTGGCTGGGATTGGACTAGTCGCGTTGGCGATCCTTGCTCCCGGCATCGGCGGCAGTGTGGCTGCAACCATTTTCGGAACCCAGTTCTCTGCTATCTCGTTGGCCATCGGTGGCATTGGCGCCAACCTGCTCCTTGGCGGCGTCGCGCAGATGCTGTCCCCGCAGCCCGACATTTCAGCACTGCAACGAGGTAAGGAGGCCGCTCGTCTGGAGTCCTTCAGCTTCAGCGGCATTGTCAACACCAGCCAGCAGGGGATGCCGGTGCCGATCGTCTACGGTCGCGCTTTTGTTGGCTCGGCTGTCCTGTCTAGCGGCCTTGACGTGGCGCAACTGAAATGACGCAGCTTCAAGGTTCCGGTGGTGGCGGTGGTGGCGGCGGATGCTTCCTGGGGCACACGCTGGTGCGCACGCCTGACGGGCAGCGTCGCATCGATGAGCTGCAGGCTGGCGATCAAGTTCTGAGCTTCGATGACAAGGGCACGCTGCACGAGGCGACGATCCTGAAGGTGCATGAGCACCTAAACGAGCGCGTCTATCGCTATCAGCTCTGGGGCGGCGCATCGTTGGATGCAACCCCGAATCACTGGGTGCTGAACCAGTTCAATGCGTTTGTTGCGATCGGCAGCCTTGGTAGCGATGACTGCCTGGTGGACGAGAACAACCACCTACGCCCCATCGTTGGCCGTGAAGAGCTACCTGCTGGCACGGTCTACAACCTGACCGTCGAGGGGCACCATACCTTCATCGCTGGCGGTATCCGCGTTCACAATGCTGGCCTCGGTGTGCTGCAAGGTGCAGGTGGCGGCGGTGGCGGCAAAGGTGGAGGTGGTACAACCCACGTCCCATCAGAGGCTGACGACAGCCTGCAATCAGTCCAATTTGCCAGCGTTCTCGACCTGATCAGCGAGGGCGAGATCCAAGGCATCGAGGATGGCGTCCAAGGCATCTACTTGGATGGGACGCCCGTTCAAAGCGCAGGTGGCATTGACAACTTCACTGGTTACACCGTCGTCACACGCACCGGCACGCAGGCGCAGAGCTACATCCCAGACGCCAACGGCACTGAGTCTGAAAAGGCCGTCAACGTCGAGATCACGGCTGCTGCATCCGTCACCCGGCAGATCACCGATTCCGATGTGGACCGCGCCCGCATCACGGTGCAGGTGCCAGCGCTGCAGATCATCGAGGATGACGGCGACATTGTCGGCCACGAGGTCAGCATCCGCTGCAGGGTGCAATACAACGGCGGTGGCTACACGACCGTCTTTGAGGACACGATCAGCGGCAAGACCACAAACGCCTATCAGCGCGACTACATCATCAACCTGA